GGGTGGGATACTGATGCTCCTGATAAACCTTTAGATTACACAAAAAGTTATTTTGGTCAAACTAAAGGTCAGGCAAGAAGAAAAGCTAAACGCGAATTAAAAGAATTTATGGGAAAGGCTCTTGAATTATCTCCAAAAGAATATGCAAAACTTAAACCAACTGAAAGAAATGCGCTTTACACTTTTGTCAGAGAGTTTCCTGGAGGACCAAAAAAAGCTGCAGACGCGATTATAAAAGGCGCATCAAAAGAAGGAGAAGTAGAAGTTGGGCAACTACTAAATATGCTTAGGGAATCAGGATTTTTACGGGCTACTCCAAATCTTATAGCTCCATTTAAGAAAGGTGGCTCTGTAGATAAAAAATGGATACAAAAAGTTAGGTCTCGTATAGAGAAAAAAGGCACTGAAGGGGTGTGTACAGGGGAAAAATATGGCAGTTCCTCTTGTCCTCCAGGGTCTAAAAGGTATAACCTAGCCACAACTTTTAGAAATATGAACAGAAAGAGGGCATAAGATGGCTACTTCAGGAACAACAGCCTTTAACTTAGATTTAAACTTGCTTGTAGAAGAAGCATTTGAAAGATGTGGTGCAGAATTACGCACTGGATATGATTTAAAAACAGCTACACGTAGTCTTAATTTATTAACTATAGAATGGGCTAATAGAGGCGTTAATTTGTGGACTATAGAAGAAGGAACTGTAACGTTAACAGAAGGAACAGCTAACTATCCTTTACCTTCTAATACTATTGATTTAGTGAGTCAGGTAATTAGAACCGGCACGGGGGGTACACAAGAAGATATTAGTATTTCTAGAATTGCTGTTCCTACATTTGCTTCTATACCTAGTAAAAATAGTACAGGACGTCCTAATCAAGTTTATATAGATAGAAAAGCAGAGATCCCTACTATTACTTTGTGGCCTGTACCTGATAATGATACTTATACTTTTGTGTATTGGAGAATGAAAAGAATTGAAGACGCTGGAACAGGAGTTACTAACCAAGAAATACCTTTTAGATTTTTACCTTGTTTAGTAGCTGGGCTTTCTTATTATTTGTCGTTAAAAATTCCTGGAGCTGGTGAAAGAACACAGTTTTTAAAACAAGATTACGAAGAACAATGGTTGTTAGCTTCTACTGAAGATAGAGAAAAAGCTACTTTACTTATATCTCCAAGACAACAATTTGTATAGGAATTATTATGGGTCAAAAATATGCTTCAAATAAAAACTCTATAGCAATTTGCGATAGATGTGGGTTTGAATTTAAACTTAAAAAGCTTAAAAGTTTGTTTATAAGAACCACACAAACTAACATATTAGTATGTCCCGAATGCTGGAATCCTGATCAGCCACAAAATATGCAAGGGATGTACCCAGTAGTTGACCCTCAAGCGGTACAAAACCCTAGACCTGACACCAGCCTCGCTGTGCAAGGGGGAAAAAGCAGTCGAGGTATACAATGGGGTTGGAATCCCGTAGGCGGAGCAGTTAGCCCTGTTAATGAACTTACACCTAACAATTTAGTTTCAGAAGGTAAGGTAGGAAGTGTTACCATATCAATTACATAGATTAAGGAGATTTTAAATGAAAACAGATAATAAACCTCAAAAAACAAAAGTTCCTCATGTAGCAGGATACCCAGAAAAGGATGTTAAAACATCAGGTATTGTAACTCGCGGTAATGGAGCAGCTACCAAAGGCACTAAAGCTCGCGGACCAATGGCGTAAATATGAATTACACAGAATTAGTAGCGGCTATAAAGTCATATACAGAAAATGACTACACGACTACAGATGTAAATACGTTTATTCAGAATGCGGAACAACGTATATACAATGCTGTACAAATACCAGACTTACGTAAAAATGTAACTGGTAAAATTTCTTCTAATAATAAATATTTAGAAGTACCTGATGATTGGCTTGCTGCCTATAGTTTAGCTGTTATAAATTCAAGTAATGAATATACTTACCTTTTAAATAAAGATGTTAATTTTATTAGGCAGTCTTTTCCAGATATTGACACTGCTTTTAACGGGACACCGCAATACTATGCGATATTTGACGAGACAAAATTTATTTTGGGGCCAACACCAGACACTGCGTATGATGCTGAATTACATTATTATTTTTATCCTGATTCTATTGTTACTGCTAGTACTTCTTGGTTGGGCGATAATTTCGACACTGCGTTATTTTATGGTTCGTTGTTGGAAGCAGCTGCGTATCTAAAAGAAAATGATGAAATTACTAATCAATACAGAGAAAGATACGCTGAAGCTATGGAAGAACTAAAAGGTCTAGGAGAAGGTAAAAATAGACGAGACGCATATAGAAGTGGTCAAGTTAGAATACCTGTTGCCAGACCTCAACCTAGAGTATAAATAAATGGCTATCGTTCAAACACAAACTACAAGTTTTAAAGTAGATATTCTTAATGGCGTACATAATTTTAGTACTGGAGTAGTCCGTGCGGCTACTACAGCAGACACTTTTAAAATAGCTTTATATACTTCGGATGCTGATTTAAGCGCTTCTACAACCGTTTATAATGCTTCTAATGAAGCTTCTGGTACTGGTTATACAGCTGGAGGTAACACCCTTACAGTTTCACAAGTTCCTACATCTACAGATACTACGGCGTTTTTAAGTTTTAGTCCTACTTCTTGGAGTGGGTCTTCTATTTCAGCTAGAGGTGCTTTAATTTATAACAGCACTCAAAGCGATAAATCTGTAGCAATTTTAGATTTTGGCGATACAAAAACAACTGTTGATCAAACTTTGACTATAGAATTTCCTACCGCTAATTCTTCTAGCGCTATCATAAGGATTGAATAATGACTAACTCATCTGTGTTTTCTGAGCCTCCTCAAGTAGTAATAAATAGTTTAATTGATTATAAAAAATTAGAACAACAAGAATATATAGATATTTGGAACAGAGAAGAGTCTCGTGAAAAATGTTTAGGTGAACAAATTTACAATGAGTTTTTACAAACAGCTAAACCCCGTGCTGGTTCTTCAGTTTTAGACATAGGATGTGGAACAGGTCGAGGAGGGTTAAATTTAGCTGTGTTTGGAAAACTTAATGTGACTTATGTTGACTTTGCTCCTAATTGTTTGGATAAAGATATTGTCCCTATGTTAGAGACACAAAAACATACTTTAAGGTTTATGGAAGGCAATATAACTGAACCAATTAAAGATAACGCTGCGTACGGATATTGTGTAGATGTTATAGAGCATCTTACTCCTGATGATATAGATAAAGCTTTAGATAATTGCTTAAAAGCTTGCCAGCACGTATTTTTTTGCATGTCTACTAAAATTTATAAATATGAATGGTGGCTTGAAAAATTTAACTCTAGAGATTGTGTTGTACATTGGTCTGATAATTCAGGCGATTATTGCAAAGTGTACGTAACAGCATGGGCTGATGGAACTGACATTGTAGACATAGGCGTGGTAAATACTGATGACGAAATAGTAAAAAACAACGTATTACATAATATATCTTTAGGGATTCAACAAGTTAAACCTTACCCTACTAATGATATAGAAGCTATGATTGTAGGAGGAGGTCCTTCAGTTGAAAGTAATATTGAAAAAATTAGACAGTTAAGAGAGAGCGGTGTTAAACTTATTACAATAAACGGCGCTTATAAATGGTGTATTGATAAGGGTTTATCTCCCTCTGCTTTAATTATAGTAGACGCAAGACCATTTAACGTTAAATTTACTAAGCCGATTATAGAAGATTGTAAATATTTTATAGCTTCTCAGTGCGATCCTGCTTTATTTGAAGGGCTTCCTAAAGAAAGAACTTACATATGGCATACAGGCGCAGAGTTAATTGGTGCTATATTAAGAGAAAAATACGAACATTGGTGGCATACACCTGGTGGGTCAACAGCTTTACTTAGGGCTATACCATTATTTAGAATGTTAGGTTTTAAAAGATTTCACTTATTTGGGTGTGATTCATGCCTAGATGAAGAAAAACACCATGCATATGAGCAAAAAGAAAATGACGGTGATGCAGTAGTTCCTGTGAACGTGGGCGGGAAGATTTTTTACTGTAATCCTTGGATGGTTTCACAAGCCCAAGAGTTTATAACGTTAATTGAACATTTGGGTGACGAAATTGAACTAGAGATATATGGAGGATTACTCCGTCATATTTTAGAAATCGGCGCGACACACGCTAATATTAAGGAGATTTAAAAATGGCCGCATCAGCATGGCAACTTTACAACGAAGCTAAGAAATACCTTGGCAACGGCACTATTACGCTGGGTGCTGGTGTATTTAAAATGGTTCTAGCTAGATCGGCTAGTAATGCTTCTACTTTTACACTAAGTACTTATAGCCAAATAACTAATGAAATATCAGCTACTGGTGGGTATGTAACAGGCGGAAAAAACCTTGTCCCTGCTACTTCTCAGTGGACAGTAGGTGCTTCAGCAAAACAAATGAAGTTTACTATGACGACAATAGGACTTACATTTACTGCATCGGGAGCTAGTTTAACAAATGTTAAATACGCAATCATACGTAATTCTACAGGCTCTACAGCAGGTAAATTATTATGTTTTTGTCAGTTATCAAGTTCTCAATTTACTGTAACATCGCCTAATACTTTAACGGTATTACCAGCAGCAACGGGTATATTTACTCTAACTTAAGGAGTAAAAATGGCTGTTCAAACTGCGGGTTGGGATAGAGGAACTTGGAGTTCTGGTCCTTGGGGCCAAGGCTTAGCTAGTAATGGAGCAGTTGGCGCTGTAGCTATTTCTGGTGCAGCACCAAGTTTAGTAACTGGGGACTTTGCTCAACCGACTGTAGGAGCATTGACATTAGCTGGTGTAGCGCCTACGATTACTAATAAGCTAGATATAGTTCCTTTAGTTGGAGCTGTAAGTTTAGCAGGGTTAGTTCCAGAATTAAGACCAGCTAATATTACAACTCTTGTTGGATCAATAGGATTAGCTAGTACCGCGCCTCTAGTAGTTAATTTTGCTTCTAGAACTTTAACTGGAAGTGTTACTATAGGGGGTGTCGCACCAATATTGGGAAATCCTAATTGGATTATAATAGACACATCGCAAACAGCGGACTGGAAAGAAATATAGAGGAATTATTATGGCGAGTACATTTTCATCATTAAAGTTTGAATTAATAGCGACTGGAGAACAATCAGGTACGTGGGGAACCACTACTAATAATAACCTTTCAGTAGCTTTAACAGAAGCCATCGCTGGTTCTACAGACGTGGCTTTTTCTAGTGGAGCTGTAACCTTAACTTTATCTGATACTGTTGCTGCTCAACCAGCTCGTAATCTAAGACTTAATTTAACTGGAACGTCTGGCGGTGCTCAGAATTTAATAGTCCCTGCCATAGAAAAAAGCTATTTAGTTAATAATGGTACTGCGGATATTATTACAATTAAAACTCCTTCTGGTACAGGAATTGGTGTTGCTTCCGGCAAAACAATGTGGGTTTACAATAACGGCACAAATGTTGTAGATGCTGTTACTCATTTAACATCACTAACTTTAGGGACAGATTTAGCTCTTACAGAAGGTGGTACAGGAGCAAGCACAGCACTAGCGGCTAGAACAAATTTAGAAACTAATATATGTAAAAAAGGGACCGATATAGCTTCAGGTAGTCCGACAGTTACTACTACAGGTAACTATTTTGATGTAACAGGAACCACTACAATAACTGCTTTTGTTGTGGACGCTAATCGTCAATTCTTTTGCCAGTTTGATGGCGCTCTTCAGCTTACCCATAATGCTACTGATTTAGATTTACCTGGTGAAGCTAATATAACAACAGCTGCAGGAGATGTAGCGGAGTTTTTTAGCACGGGTAGTAATGACGTTCATTGTGTAAATTACACAAAAGCTGACGGAACAGCAGTCGTAGCTAGTGCAGGGGGTGGTCCTTCTGTTGGAACTAACGCAGTTATCAGAACAAATGCTACAAACATAGCTGAGTCTATAACTTTGAGCGATCACTCTGCTACTTGTACAGCTGACGCAAGTGCGGATACCATAAATAAAGGAACAGATGACGGCTTTGCTGATAATGACACAGTTCAATTTACAAATTCTGGTGGTGCTCTCCCTGCTGGTCTAGCCGCAGGAACGCAGTATTTTGTTAGAGATGTTGCTACTGCTACTTTAAAAGTGTCAGAAACATTTGGTGGATCAGCTGTAAATATTACTGGTACTGGCTCTGGAACACATACTATATACCAAAATATAAACGGTATGACAGCTGGCCCAATTACTATAGATAGTGGTACAGTTACGATTCCATCTGGTTCAACTTGGAACATAATTTAGAGGATAAGAAATGACACTAATAGTTGACGTATTACAAGCTGATACCTTCAAAAATGAAGCTGGTGGTAGCACTTTTCCCATTATTAAACAGATAGTGACTGGCACAACTACAACTCAAGTTGACCTTAGCAGCTCAACTTTGACTGATACTGGATTAACCGCAACAATAGTTCCAACTTCTGCATCAAGTAAAATTTTGGTTTTAGTCTCACAAAGCGTAGCTCACAATGGTCGCTCGATTGGTAGACTAGTAATATTTAAAGGAGCAAGTAACATATACGATACTATTGACGTAGGCGATGCCGATAATCAACGTAGTCTACATTTTGCAACAATTTTAGATGCGCCATCCACAACAAGTTCAACTGTATATAAAACTCAGATGAGTCGTTTTGATCAATCTGGTACGATCAACGTACAAAGAAACGATAGTGGTTCTGCGGGAAAATCAATGATAATACTAATAGAGGTGGCAGCGTGAGTTATCTAAAAACAGGTAGTGTGATAGAAGCTATTAAAGCAATAAATCCTGATGCAGAAGTATCGGTGATTAATAATGATCCTGATAGAATTACATGGCATAAGGGAGATGTTATTTTAAAAGCAGACATCTTGTCGAAAGTAACAGCTATGCAATACATTCAAAAACGTAAAGCGGAATATCCAAGTATAGAAGATCAATTAGATGATATTTACCACAATGGTATATCTGGTTGGTCAGCAACGATTAAGAAAACTAAAGACAAGCATCCAAAGGGATAAATAATGGCAACACAAATTCAAAGCGCAAAAATTGTAACCGAAGAAATTGAAAACGCGGCTGGAGCGAATCCTTATAGTATTAGTCTAAGTGCAGAACAAACTGCATCAAGTGGCACAGTTACAACTGTTGATTTTACAAGTATTCCTGCAGGAACTAAACATATAACTATTATGTTGGTTGGTATTTCTACTGATGGTACTAATGACCTTATAATTCAGTTAGGAGATGCAACAGGTGGTGTTGAAACTTCTGGTTATACTGCTAGAGAATGTGCGGCAGGGGGTAGTGCAACACCAACGGCAGACACATCAGGGTTTATTTTAGACAATCAATTAGCGGCGGCAGGAGCGGCAGATGCGGTTATTAATTTATACCTAGAGGATTCCACAAACCATACGTGGGTTTCTATGGGAATTTTGCAATCAACTAACGCCTCTCAAGTATCGGTTTCTGCAGGAGCTAAGACATTATCGCATGCACTAGATAGGGTTAGAGTTACTACTGTAGCAACTGCAGATGATTTCGATGGCGGTGTTGCGGCAATACAATTTCAATAGGAAAAATAATATGGCTGATGTAATAGAATTAAACGTACAAACAGGGGAAAAGATAACACGTTCCTTTACCCAAGAAGAAAAAGATAATATTGCTTCTGCTCAAGCAGAGGTAAAGAAGGCTTTTGATGATTCTGACTATAAGACTAAAAGGCTTACTGAATATCCCTCAATATCCGAGTGTGTTCATGCTTTACTAGACACAGACCATCTTGAGGCACTTCAGGCTAAAAGAACTGCTGTTAAGGAGAAATATCCAAAATGAGTAAGATAACCAATACTGGAATATTTATTACAGAAGGAGCTGCTGCTGGAACTGATGTCGCTGGTAACGGGCAAATATGGGTTAAGTCAGATACACCAAGTTCCTTATACCATACAGATGATGCTGGTAATGACCATAGACTAGGTATTACTTTAGGTACTGAAAGCACCACAACAGGTGGTTCTAGTATTGATATAACTTCCATTCCTTCAGGGGTTAAAAAAATTACTATTTTAATTACAGGACTTAGTGCAAATGCAGATTCTAATCTTATTGTTCAATTAGGTGATTCTGGTGGTGTCGAAACTTCTGGTTATGTTTCCACGACTTCCAGAGATTCTGGTGGTACGGCAGCTTTCACTAATGGATTTAATTTTGAAGATGAGGGTTCTGGTGCGGGGGGAGAAACATGGCAAGGAGTTATGGAATTGTGTTTGCAAGACTCAAGTGCTAACACTTGGAGTTCTTGGAGTATGAGTGGTGGTAGTTCACAAAATTTTCATCAATGTGGTACAAAATCATTATCAGCAACATTGGATAGAGTTAGATTAACAACGACAGGTGGAAGTGCAACATTTGATGTTAATAGTGGCATTAACATACAATATCAATAGGAAAACAATATGACAGACGTAATTGAAGTAAACGTACAAACAGGGGAAAAGACAACACGCTCCTATACACAAGAAGAAAAAGATAATAATGCTACTGCTGAAGCAGATGCAAAGAAGAATTTTGATGCTCTTGATTATAAAGCTAAACGGAAATCAGAATTTCCCACGATAGAAGAATGTGTCCACGCAATTCTTGATGATGATTTAGAGGCACTTCAGGCTAAAAGAACTGCTGTTAAGGAGAAATATAAAAAATCATGAGTAAGATAACCAATACAAGTTTATTTTTAGTAGAAAGTGCAGATGCTGCTGCTGACGTTGCTGGTTCTGGACAAGTGTGGATTGATAATCAAACACCAAATCAATTAAAGTTTACTAATGATGCGGGTACTGATTTTGGAATATCGCCCTCGTTTATAAGTTCAGAACAAACAGTAGCTGTAGATACAGGACTCAATGTATCTCATGGGCTAGGTGCAAAACCTCTTCAATTTACAGTCTCAGCAATATGTAAAACAGGTGATGCCAATTACTCGGTGAATGATGAAATACAAATGTGGGCTGCAATGCACGATGCTGGAGATGCGGGTATTATGGCTTGTTGTGATGCTACTAATGTTACTGTGATAACAGGCAATGTAATTAAATTAGTTAATAAAACAGGATTTGACGCAAGTGACATGGATGTGAATGATTGGAGATGGATAGTGAGGGCATGGCTATGACAAAATACTGGGTAAATGATAATGGGACATTAAATCAAGCGACAGATGATTCGCAAGATTTGTCTCCTCTAACTGAGGTTAATGTTGCACCACAATCAGGTAAACAAGTATGGAATGGTTCAGAGTGGACTGATCCTAATAAAGTATTAGTTGTAAAGAAAAGACGGAGTCAATATC